TATTCTTCGTATTGATCAAACGTAAATATTCCATTAGCAATTCCTTTTAAAATTGCAGAAGCAACAGGATCTTTTTGAGCACCTGTTATTAATTCTTGTTTTATTTTATTATTGTCAATTTGTCTTTGAATGTCTTTTTTAGCTGCGTCTATTCCTGGTTGTCTCTCTTCTATATCAATGTCACTACCTGTTTGAGGTTTATCTAATTCTTTAAGTTTATCTTGTAATTCTTTTTGTTTCTCTTGTAAATTACCAACTATTTCTTGTTCAACTTCTACATTCAATCTATCTCCTCCACCTTCTCCTTCTATTTTTGCCTCTCTAATTCTTCTAGCTGCATCTAATGTGTCACCAAATAGTGCTTCATCTCTTGCTGTATCAAGATCTTGTTCTCTTTGTCTAGCTGATACAAATTGTTGATAAGGTGTCTGTGCCGCTTTTGCAGCTGTTTGAAATATATTTGATCCACCAGGTTGTGATAATAAATTTAAACCAAATCCAGTTAAAAAATTAGATACAGATCCAGGCGCGCCTCTGCCTCTTTCTTTATCTATAAGTTCTCGTCTAAGTTCTTGCAATTCTGGATACATTTCTCTTACATCTGATACTAAGTCTCCTTCTTGATAACCAGTTCGAGAAGCTTCTAATTTAGGTGTATCTAATCCTGATAAAATACCTTCAGTTGATCCGCCCATTCTGAACATTGGTCTTTTTAATATTCTGTTTTTCATTATTTTCTTAAGCTCCCATATATTCCAGCCAACGTAGCACCTATACCAAGAGATGTTTGTAAAGGTGTTGGGTTAGGCACAGATGTAAATTGTTTTTGTCCTGGGTATCCACTTATAAGTTGTGCAACACCAGAACCAAAAGTTCCAAGTCTTTCGTAAGGCTCAAACGCAGCTAATCTATTTGCTTCTCTTGTTGCATCTAACTGTGCTTGTGATTGTGCTTGTTGGATAGCGCCCACTGATCCTAACGTGCTAATATCGCCTCTTTGTAGACTAGGAACTAGCTGTGCTAATCCTGATTGAAATTGTGCTTGTCCTAATTGTTGTCCAGCTAAACTTGCTCTTTGACCTGCTAGTGCTTGTCTGTTTGCTAAATCTTGTTGTCTTGCAGATTGTGCTTGACCAAAACCTTGTTGTAATAATCCTGCTTGTAATAATGCTCTTTCTCTAGCTTGGCCTGTACCAAACTCTGCAAGTTGAACTCCTGCTCTACCTGCACCAAGGGCACCTAATTGTGCTTGTTGATCTCTGATGGCTTGTTCTTGTATAGCTCTGTTTCTATCAAACTCTTCTAGTGTAGCATCAATAACTTGTGTTTGGTATGGAGACATATATGAAGATACAGAACCTGTTCCTGTTCCAGCTCCTGTTCCTAACAAAGACTCTGCTCCTGCTATACCCGTGGCTGCAGTTCCTAATTGTGTTCCAGCAGCTGTAGCTTGTTGTTGTGCTGCAGTTACAAAAGGTTGAAACGAACCAATACCGGAAGATGCAAGTGTTGCAGCTTGTGCTTGTAATGGGTCCTGCGCTGCAACCGTAGGTGCAAATTTAGACGTATCTATGGCTTGCGAAGTTAACGCTGTTAACTGCGTGCCGTAATCGGTTGCCAGATCTTCTATAAATTTTGGTGGTAATACTCGTGATTCTTGTACAGCCATTATTTTTTAAGTCCTCTTAATTTTGCATAATTACCTATCTGCATTTTTTCATGAGCTCTGTCATATTCTTTCATTTTTTGAATATAATTTTTTTTACCTTGCTTTCCTTTTACTGGAGTTTTATCTGGAATAGTTTGCATTTTACCTGTTCTATCAGATTTTACTTTTTTGGTTTTTATATTAACATGTTTAAATTGTTTGTTAGGAGTTTTTTTAGCTCTTTTTACAGCATTTTTTAAAAGAGCTTTCCCTGCTCCTCTTATTGCTATTCCTGCTCCTGCTCCTAAAAATGGTAATGGCATTATGCTACTCTATCCTCTAGTTGTTTCATTGTTTTATACATTAGATCTGCTCCCTTATCAACACTTCCTCCACCTGCTGCTCTAACTGCATCAGCTGTGAATACAAACTCATTTTTTGATAATCTAGCTGGTACGTCATCTGCCTTCTCTTTGGCTCCTAAAGGCACAAATCCACCGCCTCTAAGGTCCATTTCCATGCCACCTAGATTCATTATACCACCCTTTGCTTTGTTAATTCTTCCACCATCTTTCAAAGCAGAGTCAGCTCTTGTTAAAAATGGGTATTTTACAGATAATTCATCTAATGCATCTTGACCTTTTGCTGTTGCTTCTTGAACTTCTTTTCTAATCTGAGCAATAGGTAAGCCTGTTTCTTTAGATATTCTAGTTGAAATCTCATCTTCTTCTTGTTCTGGAGTCGCTAAACCTCCTGCTAAAGACGCAGCAGCTATGCCTAATCCTACGTTTCCTCCTAACGCATCTTTTGCTTTACCAAATAAAGTTGAAGCTTTACCTCCGCCTCCTGAAAAAAAGTTAGATATGGCTCCCGCTCCTGGTAAATTACCAAAAGAAAAACCTTTTGTAGCTAAACCAGCTCTCTGTAATCCAAATAAATTACCACCGCCACCATAATATAAAGCAGCTCCGGCTAATGCAGCTTTACCTAAATCACTCTTAGCAACTTTTTTAACAGCTTTTGCTACACCCTTAACAGCTTTTTTTGCTCCTCTAAAAACTTTTTTAATAAAAAATGATGGTATGCCCGTTGGGTTTACAGGTCTTCCAGCGCCTCCTAATGATTTTAACAATGCTGCTTCATCATCATTAATATATGCCAATGATTCGCCTGGAGGTGCCATCTTCTCTGCGTCATCTACAGAAACTTCGCCACCATCTTTTGCTTCAAATCTTGGATCTAAAAAGAATCTAACATCAAATGATTTTTGTAAATCACTTGATGGTGTTTCAATGTCCGTGGGCAGTTGTGCAACTTGCGGTAATTTTGGAATGATTGGACCATCGCCACCACCTCCACCAGGAGGCCCACTTGGCCCAGTTTTCATACCTGTTGTTTGTTTGTACGCTGTTGTTAAACTTCTAGGCGTTGCACCAAAAAATTGTTGACCACCTTGAATAGCGTTCATTAAATCTTTTTGTTTTTGTTGTTCTTCTTTTAATTGTTGATTTACAGTGTATCCTAAAACTGGATTAATCTGTCCTGCTATAAATGAAGCTGTTCTTCTTCCAAGATTAGTTACCGGTTTACCGTATGGATTTTTTGTAATGTATTGTCCAGATCCTCCATCGCCTACAGTTGGGGGCCCTTTTGGTCCTTTAGTTATAGTAGAAAAATTTCCACCGCCATCTCCATTTCCGCCTCCGCCGCCGCCGGATGGTCCGCTCAAACCTGCAGCTTCACTTAAACTTTCTGATACAGATCCTGGGCCAGCTCCGAAGTCAACGAAACTTGGAATACCTAGAGGTGTCATGATACCAGAGCCTCCAGCATCTTTTAACATCTCTGCTTCTTTTGGATTTATGTATGCAAGAAACTCACCTTCTGGTGCCATTGCTTTGGCATCATCTAATGATACTCCACCTTCTGCTAGTAGTTGTCTTGCTATTTGTGATCTAGTTATTGCCATTTTTCCACACTACTTTGTTTTAGGGAACAAATCAAGCGCAGGCATGATTACTTGAACATCTCTTCTAATCTCTGCTTCTGGCACGCCTTTTGCCTTCCATTCGTCCTCTGTCTTATATACCTCACCTGTTTTTAGGTTAGATATGGTTGTTATTATCTTTTCTGGCTTTATTGCTTGCATTACGTAGTTACCTCTCTTGGTTCTATTTCTAGTATAGAAGCTATGACATGCAGTTCGTTTGCATCACTGGCTTGGACCTTCAAAGCTTCACCAGCCTCCATAACAAGAGGTTGTGTTAATAGCTCTGTCGTAGCATTTGAAGATATAGCTTTTGTCTTAAATAAGCTAAATATATTAGACGATGCGTCCACTAAAGTCACTGTTATATTAGCTCCCGATCCTGCATCTTCAGATACTAAAATTGATTTAATTACAGATGTTTTAAATGACGGCACTGTATATAGTGTCGTGAGATTTGTTGTTGTTAAATCTGCTTTTTTATTTATAAAACTATTTGCCATTAATTTATAAAGAAGCTTTCTGCTTCCATCTCATCTTTTAATTCTTGCTGATACGTTGTATTTAATTTTTGTATAATACCGTCAAGATCTCTAACCTGTGCGTCAGCTACTTCTTGTTTGTATGTATTACTTGGTCGTGTCAATATCTGTACTATCTTTGCCATTATCTTCTACCGTCCGGTTGTATATCTAATCTAAATGTGCCGAGCTTCCAATCTTGAGCTGTGCTTGTGTTTTCTACTTTTAGAGCTATAGCTCTTGCTCTTGCACGTGTATCTACCTTTGTTGTAGACGAACTAATATCAAAAGGCCCAAGTGATGAGCTAGATGCTGTATCATTCGAATAGTTTTTTAAATTTAAAGTTACTCTTGTATTACCTGTTTGAGATATAAAGTCAGGAATAAATCTTCTAACTTTCATAATAAACTCACCGTCACCTCTTAAGTTTGGAACACCTGGTTGTTGTTGTGTAATATCAAAATCTCCTGAAAGTATATTTGCTGTAATCGCTGTAACTGTACCGGACTTAACTTGATCTGTACCTGTCTCATGTTGATAGTATGTTGAGATACCGTCTGTGTTTCCTTGCACATACGTAGCTGATGTAGCTGGCTCTGTGCTATTTGCATCATACTCTAAAGCATGAGGTTTACCAAAAATTGCAGAGTCTTTCCAAACAGTTCTAGCTAATGTTCCAATTGTCCATATTGGTCTTTGTGGTGATGAGTCTTGATAATTATAACAGACCATTTTATTAACCACACCTGAAGTTGCAGATGGATAAAACCACATAATCTCACCAAACAAATTATTAAGACCTGCTGTAATCATTTGGTTACCAGAATCTAAATTAATATCATCATAAACAAAATCCTCTACTAAACATGGTAGTGTTTCGAGTGCACCAGCATATTTAAAGAAACCATTTTCAGATAGCCAGTATGCTGCACCATCTACCTCAACCACCGCATTCTTACCTGCTAGTCCGCAGTTCGTTCCAACCTGTACGAAAGCAAATGTAAATGGTTGACCTACAAATCTTTGTAAGAACAAAGCTGTGTCTGTGTATACATAGATTGCATCTCTACCTCTAATAGCCCCCATGATCCGTGATCCGTCGGCCAGTCTTTGTGTACCAGCTGTATTGGTTGCTGTAGGTGTATAAGTATTAATGTCTTCTTGGTCCGAGAATCTAACAAACATATCGTCTTGTGTTGTCTTATCACCAATCGTTGTTTCTGTACCAAAGAATACTAAGTGCCTGTCCGGTGTAGATACAAGCATGTGTCTTGATGCTGTAGGTGCACCTGAAATAATAGTTGCTCTATTAGATGTAGCATTAGTAGCTACTGAGTTCCATTCAAATACTTCACCATCGGCAATCAAACAAATAGCCTTATCACCAAAGTTATCTAAGGACCATGATCCAGGCTCCAATACTAAGTCACCAGATGCTGCCTCACCCCAAGCTACGAAGTCAGATGTATTTGTAACTGTATCACCTGCAGTGTGTGATGCGGCTGTGGTATTTCTCACACCTCTTGTTACGCCTGTAAGTGTGTTTGTTGATATTCCTGTGTAAGATATTTCTTCCGTTCCAATTTTTATAAAGTTAGTTCCAGAACTTGGTAACTGTGATGCGTCGTTTACTGTTACGCTGGTTGCAGCTGCAGATATGTCCGCTGATAAAACTGTTGTGTATGCTCCTACTGCTTCTCCACCCCAAGTTCCAAGTGACCAACCCAGTCCTTGTGCTTGAACAGCGGGTCCTACTCTATAGTAATGTTGAACTCTAATACCACCAGATTGTGTTGCACCAGATCCGGTTTCTGCTGAGGGCATTGTAATTGTAATTGTGTTTGATGAGGGAACAGTGGTTGCCATAAATCTTATGTCATCAAAATCAGATGCACTAAAGTTTGAATTTGTGATTGCTGAAAAGTTATCTAATAAAACTATATCTCCTGCTTGAATACCGTGATCACCAGAAAAGTTTATAGTAACAGAAGCTGATCCGTTAGTTGTACTAAATGCATTTGATAATGTGTTTGTAGATTTGATTGGGTGTATATCATAGAACACGCCACCTGAATAAGCATATAAAATTCTATTTGTTCCAATAATAGAGTATTTAATACTTTGACTATTAATAAACTGGTGCATACCTCTTGCAGCTCCAGTAACGTTATCTGCTCCAAGCTGTGACCAACCACCTATTTTTTCAGGTGTATCATATCTAAAACGAACATTATCACAATCTATCCACTGACCTTCAGCGGCTGTCGCAGTAATTTGTTTGTTGATTCCAGGCGCAAACCCTATCTTTTGTAACATAGACCTCCAGATTATATTAGATTGCGTTGATATTCAACGTTATTTGACTATTCCTAGCATAGGTCTTTTATCATACAAATTGCTCTTTGCAAACTGTCCATCTGCATGATTATAATGTAAGAATACTTGACCACATAATTGGCCTTCAAAAGGCTCTCTCCAGTGCTCTAACTCACAGCCAGAATAAATAAGCATATCTCCTGGTT